ACCCGGCGTTTTGTTTCCACCGGGTAATCATCCCGATACCAGTCCACCTTGAACTGAACCGCCAGAACATCCAGCAGGTCTTCCGGCAAAGAATCTATTGCGGTGTAGACGTGGATGCGCTCGATGACTTTCAGTTCTTTTTTCAGCCGCTCCCGATATACTGCGTCAATGACCTTAACCCAGTGCTGCTCTGCAATGCCGGGCGGCAGACCTTCCAAAAGGCCGGTATCACCGATCTTAATCATCTTCGATACCTCCGTAGGTGATCTTGCACTCCGTCACCTTCGACACCTGGATTTTGGACACCACGGTATCAACCGGGGCAGTCAGCCGCGGGCGTTTCGCCCCGGCCTCCCGCACCCGCATGATGAGTTCCGCCGGGTCGATGTCCAAGCCGATTTTTCTTTGCCAGGTCTTGTATTCCTCCACTGCTTTCTCTACGTTCTCCTGGATCAGTCCTGCATTTTTGACATTGCTGGATGCGATGTAATAGGTCAGGTTGATGCTGTACGGCACTTCCTCCGGGGGAACGCCGACCACAAGATCACCCATCGGCTTCTTTATGTCTGCAAAGTAGCGTTCCAGCTCTCTGCATTCTTCCTCCGTCGGAAGCCGGCCATCTTTCAGCAGGAAATAGATATAGACCGTGTACCCATCCTCGCAGATAGGCTTTGCGGCGGTGACGTCGCTGCGCCAGCTTCGGGCAAAGTATTCATACAGATCGACCGGGCCAGCCACGGACACATTGGACGGCGCAATGTAGGCACGTTCTGTCAGGGAATCGTCGTCCTCTTTTCCCACGCCGCCGCTGGTTACGGAGGTGTTCTCCACCGATGCCACATACGGGATCGGGTCAACCAGCACGTTGATCTCGCCAATGGCAATTCCCGTGCTGTCTGCGCCGACATCTACCGCCACCGCCGGAACATCCACGGTCAACTCACCAGCCGGAATCTCCGCATACTCGCTCGTGATGAAATACCGTTTGTCTGCCGTCCGGGTTTGCGTTCCTTCCGGGATGATCGTTGCACTCGTCCGGGCAGCGGCCAGCGTGAACCGCAACACCGTGGTGGCATATCCAGCCTGCAGGCGTTCCGTTCCCACGAAAGGAACGAGGTTGTCCAGGTTTGCCCCGGTGCTTGTGGGCAGAAGTTCCGCTTTCAGAGCGTTCGTGGCATACTCGATTGTGTGATGGGATCGGTGCGCCAGTGTAAGCAGGACAAGCCGCGCCTCATTGCACCGTGCCAACGGGGTGCTTTCTGTTCCGTCAAGCTCCTTATCGAACTTCGCATACAGAGCCTTGCAGTCTTCAATGGCTTCTTCCAGCGTTTCAGCACCTTCAACTTCAATGTCGGGGAGATTTTCAAAAGCCTTGATCTTAGACAAGTTCGTACACCACCTTCGGGATCACTTCGCCGCGGACGACGTCGCTTTCCTGCCAGTCAACCCGCACCACCCGTGCCCGCGGCTCAAACTCTGCTGTCTTCTCGGTCACTTCCCGGACATACAGAGCCTTTGCCACTTCGATGGGCTTATCAAGAAAAACGCCCTGGTCGATACCAAGGCTGCGGTCACCCTCCTGGCTTCCAAGAGGGGTGGAGTACAGTGTGCGCAGGCACCGCGCAACATCCTGTATTTCCTCCTGCGTTGCGCTGTCTTCGGACAGGGCAAGCATCGTGTTGCTGATGTCGATCATACATACTCCTTTATTGTCAGGCTCACCTTGCACTGTACCAGCAGGCCGTGTTTTATCACGGCATCCCAGCTTTCACTTACATCGGTGATTCTGAATCGGTTTTCTGACAGCGGGGCAAAGCCGATGATGAAGTAGTGAACCTCACCGTCTTCCGCCATCTGCGTCAAGCGTTTCAGCATCTTGCGCGGATTCACGCCATGGGCGGCATCCAGCAGAATATCGCAGGTGTACTCCTTGAGCTTCGGGCCGACGTACTCCGGCTTCGCCTTGCCGTTGATGACCTTATGCTCAACCCACTCTGCGCCGGTGCTACCCTTGAAGTTGGAGAGGGTCAGCGTCCGCAGGTGCCCCACGGAGAAAATCACATCTCCGAAAATGCCAACATACATTTCCGCACCTCCTTACGTCGGTGGGCTGGTCTGATTGCCCAGGTTGCCTGTGTGCGTGTGGTTCACCAAAGACTTGCCAGACACTACCACGTCGCCACCGCCGCCGGTGATGTTCACCATTCCGGCACTGGCCGTGATCGTGCTGGCGGACAGTTCCAGCGTTCCGGCAGCCTTGATGGTGATTCCCGCCGGGGAGTTTACCGTCACGGCTCCGCTTTCGCTGATCGTAACGGTTGCGCCGCCCACCTTGATTTCCAGGCTCTTTGCTTCGAGAATGTGTTTCCCGTCCACATGGTCCGTCAGTTCTTTTGCGTTTGCATCAAACTTTCGGTATGCTTGTCCATCCTTGTTGGAGAACTCCTTGCGGTAGATGCCCTTCTTGCCCTCCGCCGGTTTGATTTTCTCGTTCCAGATCGTGCCCATCACCACCGCATCTTCCGGGCTATCCCCGGGGTGCAGCACAAGCACCATATCTTCCACTTCCGGCGTTCGATACTCCCGGTTGGAGAGAAACGGCACCATCTCGGTCACGGTATCGTCACGATCCGGGTAGTGAATCTCGCAAAGGCCGTTCTTGTAGTCGATGGAACTCACATAGCCCACTCTAACTTCGCTCATGCAAATTCCTCCTGTTCCACCTTGCTGGCCTTGACCTGGGTTTTATATCCGCCGGATGGCGAATAGCTATGTTCCATCTCGTCAATGAAGTATTTCCCGGCCATTTTTCCGAAGCCCACCACGTTGATGCACTGCGCCGATGCTCCCACCGGGTAGCCCGGAATCGCGAAGCTGATGGTCGTTGCGCCGTGGTTGGCGTTTTTGAGCTTGGCGATCAGCCGGGCTTTTGCGTCTGCCTCACTGCTCACCTTGCCGGAAAGTTTCAGCTGCCGTTCCTCGGTGCCCACCTTGACGTTGATATTGATTTTCTTGGTCTTGTTGGTATAGGTGTACACGCCGCCGGTGTAGGTGCCTGTCAACTTGGTACTCCACTTGAAGCTGCCCCGCTCCACGCACAGCGCGGTCGGATTCCCGGGCGGAGCCGCCTCGTATACCGTCCAGACCGCATCCTTCGCTTTGTACTTCTCCCGGTCATAGACCCACAGCTTTGCAGCGTAGACCTTGATAACCAAGGCGTAGGTGTCGCAGAGGTCCTGCAGGAATGAACTGTCGGTGGCATCCTGTTCCTTGGCGTCAATGTCGTGGTCGTCGCCGTCGAACTCAAAATCCAGCCCGTACCGCCCGGCAATGGTTTCCGCAATTTTCTTCACGCTGGTCTTTTTCCAGGTGAAGGTGCGGTTCCGTTCACTGAAGCTGGTATCGTTCGGCTTTGCCACGCCGCCCATTGTCAGGGTGTCCGGGGTGCTGGAAAAGCTCATGTCGTCCAGCACAAATGCGCCGCATTCGGCACTGTAATCCCGGTAGCCGCTGCTCACCCCTCCAATGTTCCAGTCCTTGACTACGATGGTCGGGTAGAGTTTCACGCCCTTTTCCGGCATCCAATCATTCTTCCACTTGTCGGCTTTGGCATTCACCGTAATACTCACGCTGTCGCTCTGCGATGCTGCGGCATCCGTATACCGAAAACTTTCAATGTCAGGTGCGATCTCTGCCGAAACGTCTTTGTTTTCATATTTCAGCAGGATCGTTGCCTGACGGCCTTTGGGTCTCGCTATTGCCAACACCATGCTCATGCCCCCGCTTTCCACGGCGGCAGGGTGCCGCTCTTTTCAGCCGGGAGAGCCGGTGTTGACAGCACCAGCCCGGAATCGAACCGGGTAAATTCGATATACTCAGGATTGGCCTGCATCAGCCAGTCAGCTTTCAACTCGCTGCCGTACACGGTGTAGGCGATCTGATCCCAGGTGTCGCCGGACTTCGTTGTGTACTCAAGTGCCATAATCCATACGCTTCCTTTCCCGCTCGTACTTCTCCACATACTCACAGAACCGCTCGTACCCGTCATCCATGAGAGAACGCAGGTCTTCCGGGTCCATGCTTCCGTAGATGATGAAGTTCGGAGCGTAAACGTAGGTGTTTCCGCTGGAACTGGTATAGCTTCGCTGATAGCCTCCCGTTCCGCCGGGCTGCCCGGAGCCGGAGTTTGTGCCATTGTCGCCCGTGATGGACGGCACTTCCACCTCCTGCTGGCGATCCCGCAGGTTTTCCAGCATGGTAAGGTTCTGCCGCGTCAAGGCCGCATCGCCCGCCGTTGGGAAGAAGGTGAGGTTGCTCAAATCGTAACCGTCCAAATCAGACAGCCGCTCAAGCCGCGCCTGCGCCGCATCTGCCCTTCGAGCAAAGCTCAATGCCTGCTGCACTCTGGAATTATCCAGCACCTTCTGCGCCGTTGCGTTGCCCGATGCTGCCGCACCTTCCAGCGCATCTGCCGCATAGTTGGCAATTTCCGTCGTGCGCCGGAACGCCACACCGAAGTCAGAGCCTTGGATCATAGCCGATGCCAGAGGAACGCCCAGCATCTTGCCGGCCTGTAACCAGGTGTCCACGTTCTGCTCACGCTGAGAGCGGCGGAAGCTGATAATGGCCTCCGTTCCCGCTTCGCCCGCCATAGATGGGCCAGAGGTAAAGCCGCCGTCCGCAAACTTCGGCAGGGTCACTTCGGTCAGGTTGAATCCGAACTGCTTTCCGCCCAGAGCGGGCACCCAGTCGGGAACCGTGAAGTTGATTTTGTTCAGCGTTCGGATGATAGCGTTCACCACGTTTACCACAACGCCGACGATACCCTTCACCAACCCGATGATTCCCAGCACCACAGGCTCTACCACAGGCAACAGCTTGCCGATCACATCCACCACCGTCTTGATGGCGTTCACCAAAATGGTGCCCACCAAACTGACGACCGTGGAGAGCAGCGGCATAACCGCCGGGATGCCCTGATTCACAACAAAGCCGAACACCTCAACCAACAGCGGTTTGATGTGGTTCGCTCCGAGGTCTACGATCTGGCTGAACACCCCCGCAAAGGACTGGATCAGCGGCATGACCGTCTGGATGGCAGGCATTGCCGCCGAGAACACGTCGCCCAGATTCAGGCCGCCGATGTTGAAGCCAGACAATTTCTGCTGGATGCTCTGCAGTCCTTCCGGGGTGGTGAGCTGGCCGAAGACCTGTTTGATTGTGTCTCCAATGCCAGAGATTTTCCCGGTGAACGCATCAAAGACAGCAAGGCCACCCTCGCCAAATATCTGGCCGACGATGTTCCGCACATCTTCAAAATGGTCGCCCAGCAGGGAGACCACCGCAACCATGGTTCCAAGGCTTGTAATCGCCGGGCCGAAGGTTCCAAGCAGTGACATAAAGCCACCGCCCAGCTTTCCAGCCACAGCACCAATGCCGCCCGTCAGGTTCAAACCACCTTTGCCAAAGACAACCTTTGCGCCAGCACCAAGGACATTCCCGATAGTTGCCGTCGCCGTGCCCGCCGGGTTCGCCGCTGCGATCATAGCGTTCACCGCATTGGTCGGAATGTTTGCCACGTTGTTGATGTAGCCAGCTGCCCCGAAGATTTTCCCAGCAACAGCCTGCATCGGCTTCTTCTTCCCACTCGTCAACGCATCTGAGTTTAAAGCTCCGATCACGCCGCCCGCCAAAGAACTCAGCCGTCCGGCAATGCCGCCCTGTCCAGAGCTGTTTGCCATCCATGCGCCCATCTTTGCCGATTTCAGGATATTGCCCCGGTTGCTCCACAGCCCCTTTCCGCCGGAAACAGTGTTCTGGAAAAGGCTGGTCGGACTGAGCAGCCCCATCAGGTTGCCGACGGTGATTCCGCCGAATCGTCCGCCGGGTGCGCCGCTGGCCTTGCCGCCGATTGTCAGGTTCTTCACCACGCTCAGTGCGGTGCTTCCTGCGCTATATGCAGCAGGAGCCATGCTCATGGCTCCAAACGCTGCAATAATTGCAGCAATGGCACCCGCCGCTTGCGGGCCGTTGTTCGCAAGATAGTCAACGCCCTTCTGAATCCACGGCAATGCCCACTGCGCTGCCGCACCGATACCCTCAACCGCCGTGCGCAGCAGCGGCAGGATGGAGTTTGCCAGATTGGACAGGTCCGGCAAGTTTTCGTCGATGCCCTTGTAGATGTCCAACTGCAACCGGGTCAATTCTTTCTGCGCCGGCAGGAAAGAATCGCCGAGGTCCTGCATCAACACCGTCTTGGCGTTATCCCGCATGGTGCGCAGGCTTTCTTCCGTTCCCGTGTTGATAGCGAACTCTCGCTCCATACTGCCGGAGTAGGCAGATTCATCGCTCACTTCGGACAGTGTTTTCATCAGCAGATCAAGGTTGTTTGTGACCTTTGCGCTGCCTTCAACTGCCCACTGGTTAAACAGCGTATTCAGTGCAGCAATTTTGCGCTCGTCCGGCAGCTGATTGATTGCGCCGAATACTTTCAGTAGGGTTCCTGTGCCATCTTTCTGCATAGATGAGGCAATGCCTTCAGCTGTAAACCCCAGTTCTCTCCACATTCCGTTTTGGGCATCAGTTGCACTTTTGCCTTTGGAAATGTTTGTGTAAATTCTGGAAATTGTTGTTCCCACTCTATCTGCATCAACACCAGTGGCCTGCATAGCCGTTGCAATGGCTGCCGTGGTCGATGGGTCCACGCCTGCCAGCTGACCGATGGAAGCCGACTTGTTCACGCTGGATGCAATTTCTGCCGCCGTGGTAGCGTTATTGGCACCCAGATAGTTGATCTGATTCATCAGGCGCATAACATCATCATGGCTATAGTTGGTCTTGTTGCCCTCAGCGTCTCTCTTGGTGAAGGCAACCTCCCACTTTGCCATGTAGTCGCCAGCAGTCTGGTCATCCAAATCCATGGCGGTGGCGGCAACAGCCGTATCACGCAGAATACCGCTTTGCAGCTGCTCCGTTACATCCTTGCCAGACTGTCCCAGAGCAGCACTCATGGTCGTGATCTGTTCCGTGGTACGGGGAATTTCCGTACTCAAGTCTTGGATGTAATTCTTCATGTCGGCATAGTTCTGGGCGAATGTCTTTCCATTCTGTGCCATCGCATTGGATGCCTTGCCGGAAGCATCCGCCAGACCATCCACATAGCGCATGACTGGGGCCATCTGTGCTTCCAGTTTTGCCGCCTCGTTCGTGACCTGCTTCACGCCAACCAATACGCTGCCTGTCAGCGTTGCGCCGAGCGCAAGGCCAGTCTTTCCGACTACACCCAGTGTTTTTGCCACCGTACCCGCCAGAGAATTTGTGCTTTTCAGCCCATCTGTCAGGGAGCCGGTCAATCCTTTTACTTGGCTGATGCTTCGTGCCAGCGAAGGATCGACCTTGCCCATGATTCGGATGCTGAGGTCTAGTGCCCCATTTCCTGCCATACGTCTGACACCTCCTGGCACAGTTCGATCAAATCTTTCCTTGGCATGGAAAGATAGTCCGTCAGGTTAGAGTGCGTCGCAATGGACAGCTGGATCGCTGCTTTTCGCAGTGCCTTTGCTCCGCCTTTTACTCGAAAAAATCAGCGTCCACAGCGTCACGCAGCTTTGCGGCCTCGCACAGCGGCAGCCCGGTGAAGAAATCCTCCGGGTAGCCGGTGCCCATGCTGGCGATGATGCAGACGTACAGGTAGTTGCGGCCGGTATTCACCGGGGAAAAGCCTCCTGCCACCATGCGGTTTTCCGCCATAGATTCACTCATGGTGTTCAGCTCGCCCACGCCGGAAAGGTCCACGGATTCAAAGGTCTTGCCCTTGATGTCCTCTTTGCTGTCACCGTTGTAGGTGTAGGCGTTGTCAAACTTCACAACGTGGGTCTTAGGGTCGTTCTTGACCTTTGCATTCAGATTGTTCAGGATTGCCGTCTGCACCTGTTTGATCTTCGTACGGGGCATGAGCTTAAAGAACTCCACGGGTTTGCCGCTGGCCTTGGTTGCCACTTCCTGCGCAAAAGAGGTGGTAGCCTCCACCGCTGCCAGAGTGGCGATCTCGCCCGCCAGTTTCTTCTGGATGTCAATCATATCCTGGATCGTCAGCTTATCCATACTTGCTGCCCTTCATGTTCTCGCTGTCGATGATGGACTGCAGCCGCTTGGGATTCATGGGCTTGTCCAGCTTGCTCATGTTATCCAGAACAAAGCTGGTCCATGCGTAGTTGAAGAAGCGGCGGATGCACAGGAACATATCCTTCGGGTCGGTGTTTTTCGGGTAGGCAGCAGTTTCATTGCCCCAAATCACAAAGTCGTTGCCGGAGCGGATGAAGGTTGCGATGCCCTGATCGTTCAGGAAGGTGCCTTGCTCCTGATTCATCAGGACTTCCGTGCCGTCTTCCAAGCAGGCGGCAGAGATGGGAACGGTGACGTTGGAAGGGCTTGCAACGGGGCGGTCACCGTTCTGGCTGTCGTTATACACGGTTGCCGCTGCCGCCATGGAGCTGCCGCTGTACACTGTTTCGCCAACCTTGACGTACAGCCACAGGGCGTATGCCTCACGGGAGGTTGCCGTCTGTTTTGCTTTCTGCTTTGCGACATCAGTGTACTTCTGTGCGCCGTCTGCACTGCAGTCCAGGTCAACAAAGCACACAGCGTTGAACAGACCGTTGATCTTGCGGCACTTGGCCTGCAACGCAGCGCACACCTGCGCATTTTTCGAGAAACGCGGGGCCAGCAGGATACCGGGTGCCTTGCTCAGTTTGGGGTAGGCCTGACGGACCACCTCAAGTCCGGTCTCTGCGCCAGTGGCAGCGTTCACACCGCCAACAATATCATCGGCAGTCACTTTGGACGCATCCAGGATGGAGCCGGAAACGGTCAGGGTGGTTGCGTCGTCGCCTGCACCGCCGGTGATAAGCGCAAGGCTCACAGTGCCGTCATCGTTGAAGCTGGCGATGTAGTCCACATCCGCCGTCAGCGTGGTGGTGTCTTTCTTCACCACCAGCTTTTCCAGCAGAATGCCCACTTTGTCGATCTCAGCAACGCCATCATTGACCTGCACAGAGGTTTCGTCCAGGGCGGTGATGTGCTTCCTATTTGCCGGATCAAGAACATTGATTACGACGATAGGTGCAGTGCCAACCACCTTGAAGTTGGCGGAGATTGCCTCGCAAAGGGTGTACTTTGCAAAATCGCTGGACCAGCCCACCGCTGCCACAGCCTCCTTGTAGGTGCTGACGTACAGCGGGGTGTTTACTGCCGCCGCCGGGTTTGCCAGCTGGTTGACAGGGGCAGTGCCAACGATGATCTGTAAGCCAGAGCTGACCTGTACCGGCGCGGAAACGCTGGTGGTCGCTTCGGTCAGATTAAAGCCATGAGAAACAGCCATAGTTCACATCCTCCTTACTCTGCTGCCGCAGTGTTCGTGACAGCATCTTTCAGCAGAGCATCCGCCCGCTGATAGAGGGTGTTCTCCCTGGTGCCGTCCTGCTCGACCTTCACCCGCATCTCTGCGAACTTCTCACGGGGAACCGTCAAGGCTTTCAGCACAGGGATTGCCTCCATCTTCTCCGCCAGCTTCGCGGGCACACCGCCCACAAAAACGGTGTACTGCGGAGCCAGACCTTTGATGGTCGGGCCACAGTACACCACAGCTTCCTCCTGCACCGCCGCGGCTTTCTTTGCCGCCGCAGTGGTTTTCTTTTCGTCACTCATATCAGAGCCTCCACTTCTTCATTTTTCAAACCATTCGGGGTTTTGCAAATGAGGTTCACGATTCCCCAATAGTAGTAATCCGCGTCATCGTCCGAAAGCTCCCATTTCCTGGGGTACGACACTTCAAAAGCACCGCCGAAAATCGGCTTCCGCTTGAAGTGCTGCATAATAGTTTCTTTCACGTTCACGGTGTCTACATACCCTTGTCGGTCAATTCCGCGGTCATAGCAGCAGATCACAAGCTGCAACAGGACAAGTTGCGAGTCATGCTCGTTGTCCTGTTCGCCGCTGCTCTCGATTACGATGATGCAGGGGTAAGGGGAATCGTTTGTATCCGCCTCATCATCGTCGGTCGTCTGGATCGGCAGGAACTGCTTGAAGATTTGCAGGGGTTTGGGGCTTTCCTGCCCGCCAAACGTCATTCCCCGGAAAAGTTCAGTCAATTCGTCGATCATGGCTTGCTGGCACATCTCGCTGGTATATCCAGCGATTTTCTCCGCCATATCAGATCACGCCCTTTCGCTTCGCATTGGCAATCAACTGCCGAACGCGCCGTTCGGTGTTGTCCTGCAACATCTGCTCCACTGTCTGTTCCTGCATCTCCCACACAGTATGGTGCATGGCAGAGCCAGAAGGGCTGGGCATCGTCACAAGTTTCTCATTGGGCTTCCAGCGTTTCTTGCCGCTGGCGGTATAGTCTTTGTCAGCCGGTACGCCAAGCTGCCGCTGAACCATACCGATATGCCCAGACTGGAATTTCACAAGGAAGCCCTTGCTCTTGCTGCTCGTTCCGCCAAGGTCAATCATCGGGCTACCTTTCAGGACGTGTGCCTGGAAAAATGGTGGCGCATTGCGGACAGATGGACCCATATAGGGTTTTGTGGGGCTGGTTCGGAAATAGCCCAGGTCTGCCCGGAATGCGCCGGGGTCGTTTTTCATAATGGCAAGGATTGCCGCCGGGCGGCGGTTTGTGGCTTTCTGCCTTTGGCGCAGGTCTTCGATCATGCGCTTTCCGGCAGCATTGAGATCATACCGTTCCTTCACTTCCTGCAGCATCAGCTTTCGGGTCTGCCGCGCCGTGGTGTTGATCGCCACTTTCAGTGCCGCCGGGGTTTTGTCCGCCAGCACTCCGAGGGCACGGGCAACCTGTTCATCGTCGATAGACAGCGTGGTGCTGGAAGCATCGTAGCTGGTTTTGAAGTAGGCCACTTATCTCACCCTCTCACGCGCTCAAGCTCCATGCGGTATACGCCGGCTTTCAGAGAGCAGGATTTGATCTTGTAATCCCGCTTCTTATCCAGCGTTATGAGCTTATCGTTCTTCGGCATAGGACCGTAGTCCTCCTTCTTGACATACAAGAGCAGGTCAGCCTTGTACATTCCCTGGTCGAAGCTCTGCTTTGCGCCGCCTTCCCAGTGTGCTGCACGTTCGGTCACGCCGGGGTGCTGGGTAATGCAGGCCATTTCTTTCCCGTCGATGTAGCGTTTCTCGGCGAACTCGTCCAGGTTAAAGAAAACGGTCTGCACATCCTGCGCCACAAAGTCCTTGAACGTGGGTAGCTGCAATGGGGTGTCGGGTGTGCCGTACTTGTCATCCACGTCCAGCATGGTCTTAGCAGACCTCCGCAACGAGCCAGCTGTCCACCTTGTCAGGAATCGTCAGCGGGCGGGTCTGCAGTTCGAGAATCATACGGTCAGGACCGTGCTTCACATAGGTACGCAGCAGGCGCGGGGTCTGTGCGGTGATGGTGCGCTTGGTGTCGTCGATGTACGAGGTCAGCGCATAAGCCCGCATAAAGCCCGGATTAGACGGCAGCAGAGCGACCTTGTTGTCGTCCACCAGCCGCTTGGTGACGGGGTTGGCCGGATCAGTCCAGTTGTCCAGATAGACTTCGCCGTAGCTGTAGATGTCCAGGTTGGGCTTGTTCAGGTGACCGATGTAACGCACACCGTTGGGCAGGTCCTTGGGGTCAATCTTACCCAGTTCGATGCGACGGTTGTCCAGCATCTTCTGCACCTCGGCATCTGCCAGGAAGTTCCGCAGGGCAGTCTTGCCCATGACGGCGTGATCCACATTGGCAAAGCCGTTCGTCAGCACCTGATCCACCCAGTCTTCCAGATCGTCCAGCGGCTTTGCAGCAGACTTGCCCCACTGCTTGGTTCCTTCCAGCTTTACCTTGTTGGTGAAGCCGAAGTCGATGACCTTACTCACGCCGTTGCCGATAATGGGAATCTGGCCGTCCATGATGGTCTTGACGGCCATCCACTCCTCGCGGCGGGTAGCAGCATCGTCCAGACGCTTATAGTCCTCGATCAGCTGCTGTGCGGCGCGTTCCTCCGGGGTCTTGCCGGAGTACAGGTCTTCGCCGGGTGCGCGCTCCAGAGCATCATTGGCGGTGGTGATCGTCAGCGGGTTGATGAGGGGCGGGGTAAAGCTCTCGGTCTTGTAGCCCTGATCGCGGAGTACCTGACCGCCCACCAGCGGATGCACGAAAGATGCCATCTGGCGGTCACCCTTCACGATGTCGATGTCCACACCCTTGGTCGGGAAGGTCTTGATGTTGCTGAAATAGGTATCAAGGAAGAAGGTATGCACCGGGGGAGTGGTGCGCACGACCTCTGCCAGATACCGGGGATCGTAAATGCTTACTTCGTTAGCCATAGCTTTTTATCCTCCTATCACTTCAGGAAAATGCCCAGGTTGCGCAGGGCAACTTCGATGTCCGCTGCTTTCACGCCCTCGGGCAGCACCAGCGCATCGGCGAAGAACTCACCCGTCAGATAAACAGGAACTTCCTCACCCGCTTCGGCACTGTCTGCGGTAATGCCGTACAGCCCGGTAACGGACAGAGGATTGCTGCCGTCCACCTTTGCGATGGGCTTCACCTCGTCACTGTCCAGCAGAACCGGGGCGTGTGCTGCAACTGCTGCGCTTGCCTTTTTGGTGGCCTTGGCAATGCCAATGGTCGCGCCGGCAAGGAAATACTCCGGCGCAGTGCTGAACGTCTTCTTTTCCAGATCCATGCTCATAGCCTTGTCCTCCTTACTTCACGCCGTTCACCTTGTGGATGGCATCCAGCAGGGCGTTGCCCTTTGCGTTCTCCGGCTCAACATCTGCGGGCGGCGGGTTGCCGATGGCGTTTGCGCCAGAGTTCTGTGCTGCGGCCTGCGCCTGTGCCAGGTAGGTCTTGCTCTGCGTCTGCTGCTTGGCCTTCATGTTGGCGATGACGGTCTTGGCATAGGATGCAGAATCCACCGGCTTGGTGAACTTGGCTTCCTCCGCCTGATCCTCGGTGCCCGGGATCGTGATGGCCTCGATTTCTTGAATGCGGGTGCGCTCTGCAACGGCGGCGTCATTCTCGATCTGCGCCACCATATCAGGGTACGCCTTGCGGAGATCATCCTTGGTCTTGATTTCCATGTCTTTTACCTCCCCATGGTCGTTGTGTTCCGGCGGTTCCGCCGGGTGGTTATTTTCAGGCCGGACGGCGGGCGGTTTAGCCTTTGCCCGGTTTCTGACAAATTCGGGTGCCTCGTTGAAAGGCAGGTGGGTGCCGACGCTGTTGACGAACAGGATGCCGTTGCGGTTCTCCACCACAGCGTCTTCCTCAGCGTCGTCCACCTCGTCCACAAAGCCGTTTTCCTTGGCTTCGTCTGCCGTCCACCAGTTTGTTTCATCCATCCACTTTGCGCACTCATCCGCATCATGGCCGGTCTTTTTGGCATACAGAGATACAATGCTCTCCCTGGTAGCATCCAGAGCTTTCAGGTAGTTCCGCATCTCGTCCGCCGTCAGATACCCGCACAGCCCCATGCTGACCGGGTGGACCATGTAGGTGCTGTCCGCTGCTGCCACCACCTTGTCGGCGTGGCAGGCAACGATGGTGGCGGCACTGGCGCACAGGCCGTCGATGTGGGCGGTCACAGTGGCAGCATTGCGGGCCAACTGATTGCCAATGGCCTGAGCTGCAAAAACATCACCTCCGCCGGAGTTGATGTACACGGTGATTTCGGTCACATCGCCCAGAGCGGCGAGATCGTCCGCAAACTGTTTCGGGGTAACTTCATCACCCCACCAGCTCGTTTCAGAAATATCGCCGTAAAGAAAAAGCTCCGCTTTCTGGCTGTCAGCCAGATTGCAGAACTTCCAGAACTTGTTATTTGTCGTCTTCGGGGTCGTCTTGGAACTGGGTTTGCCCATCGCACCCTACCTCCTTTATTTTCTCCATTTCGGACTTGCGCTGGCGCATATTTGCCCGCCAGCTTCCGCCGGTCATCTGCGCAGTTTCCTGCTCGGCAGTGCTGATTCCCTTGTCCATGCGCAGGATCGCCGCCTCGATTTCCTTCTTGGCGTCAAGGTTCGTCCGAGCAGGTCCGTTCCAGATGCAGCCCGTATAGGCTTTTGCAATGGCCGGGTCATCAAAAAAGCCCGGGGCATTGATACGCCCACGGGCTACCGCCTCGGCAAACCACTTCTCGTAAGTTGGTTGGCAGAAATCGTCTGCAAAGCTATCCCGCATCACCCCGCACGTCCTCCAAAATTCATTGAGGGAGCCTCTGGATGCAGAATAGTTGGAGCTGAATTTCTTGTACAGCACTTCACTTGGCACTTCGATTCCCGTTGCAACCTGATTCGACATTGCCGACATAAAGCCGTCGTATGTCGTGGTCGGGTGCTTCGGGTCGATCAGGTTCGCCTTTTCGCCCGGGGCGAGATCAAACACCGCCGCCGGGCCAAGGTTGATTGCCAGTTCATCGGGAGGGGTATTCGGATCAGCAGCTTTATCCTGCGGTTCTTCGCCAAACGGTGCCTGGTTCGTTTCTGCATCTCGCTGGATGAACAGCGTTGCAGACGACGAAACAATGGCCGCCGCCAGTTCCGCTTCCGTGTACCGCCCCATCTGTTTCAGAGTGGGCAATACCGGGGCAAGGATCGGAACGCCCCGCCGCTGCCCGGCGCGTTCTCTCTGCGTGATGCACAGGATGTTCGGTGCGCCAGTTGCCGGGTCGTGGGCTTCTACTCGGTTCCATGCCAGCGGCACCGGGTTGTCATATTCCAGCGGGTGCCGATTGGTGACCCAGTAAGCGATTATTTCTCCGGCCTCATTTGTTTCCACGCCCTGTACGATCTGGAACACATCTTCGCCGCCCACCTTGCAGGGTGCCAGTCGGTCCGAACGCCCAGGGCTGCACACCTGGTCCGCTTCGATCAAGCGCAGCTGCAAAGCATACGGCCAGTTCGGGCGTTCTCTGTACTGGACTGCGGCAAAAGCGTCACCGTTCATCAGAAAACTGGTGAACGCCAATGTCTGCATCCGCCAGAAATTGTCCATGCCGCTTGCATCGCAAGCCGTGCTGTCTGCCCAGAGATTAAATTCCCGGGTGATCTGCGCTTGCAGCTGGTCTGCCTGTTCTTCGGTCAGATGCAGATAATCTGCATCGACCTGCGGCGTTGGCACAAGACCAGACCCCACTACGTTGGTGCGCAAAGTCTTCAATGCGCCAGCCGCCAGAGGGATACCCATGTAAGCATCCCGGCTCCGCTTGCGCAGGGTATCAAGGTTGTCCTCGATGTCCTCTTTTGACGATCCGCCGCCGACGTGCCAGCTGCGCATGGCTCTGGACGTATGGGATGCGCCATAGTTTCCATAGCCCGTGCCGTTGTTCAGGATGGACAGGGCTGCTCTGGCCGTGGCGCGTCGATAGCCCGCAATGGGGGAAACCGCCGCGATTGCCTTATCCAGAATATTTACCATGGTTCCCACCGTCCTTACACATCATGCGGGGCGAAATGGTAGATACGGTTTCTGCCCCGCCCCTGTTCCTCCCGCTCGGCTTCTGCCACCTTGCCCTCCCAAAAGGAAATGCTTTCCCGGATTTGTTTCAGGCTGGCGCGGGTAAGCTGCATCTGCTCGATCTGGTAGCTCTGGCCGGTAGAAACTGCTTCCTCCGCCTTGAGCCACATCTCCAAATGCTGCTTTGCGATTTCTTTTGATATGATCGACATCGGTTAAATTCCTCCCGATCTTCTTCTGCGGTACTGGTGCTGCGGCTTTGCCGGGCGCGGTGCATCCTCGCCCGGGATTTCCAGGCCGGGGGGATTGCTGATTTCCAGCGCGGCTGTGGCATAGTTTCTGATGTCAAAAGCCTCATTGCGCTTCTGCGCCGGGTCTTTCAGCTCCCACCGTTCCACCTTGCGCCCGCCTTTCCAGCGGGTCACTTTATGCTCTGCGGTCAGCATCTTGAAATAAGCCTCGTCATAGCCTGCATCCTCTGCCGCCGGAAAGTGGCAGTAGTTCGGACCCTTGATAAGCACTTTCAACCGGGCAAGCACGGCATTTTTGCCGGTGTCAACGCCCAGCACAAAAAGCTCACCGCCGACGCGGTTATTCTTGGTCGGGTTTCGGATGTAGGGTACATCCATACCGCCGCGGCCTTTGATTGCCCAAATGTGGCGGTCTTCCCGCTCTTTGCAAAATCTGATGACCTGATCCGGGAAATGTCCGCCGCTGTCCATGCAGGCCGCACGGATGGAAAGCTCTGTGCCATCCCGCTTCTTCCATGTGGTGGAAAGGAAATCGTCAAGGTCAGCCCATACCTGGCCCCGTTTCAGGTCGCCGTAAATACGTTGGTATCGGATGCCCCAGCTTTCCTTGCCGATACCCCAGCCCACGACTTCCGCCTCAAAGCGGTTGTCTTGGGTATCAATGCCGCAAGTCAAGTAGAGAACGCCGTCGGGCACCTCGGCCTCGTAGAACTCGCGGCGGTCGATCAGGGCGGTGGTTTCTACCGTTTCGCCCGGTTCCTCCCACGGCAAACCCAAGTTCGTGTTCACGAAGACCTGCATCTTCTCGTAGTCGCCCCGGGAAGCGTCCAGATCAGCCGCAATGAATTTCTCGACGATCTCATTCCAGCCGCAGAGCGTTGACCCCATTTTGTTCATGTGGAAGCCCCGGACTTTCCGTTCAGGGTGTGCCGCCACCCACTTGCCGTGGATGCTGTTTTTCTTCCACCTGAACTCATTATCCAGGCACCCACATTCAGCGCAGCGGTATTGTACGCCGCCCTTCGGCCACTTCTCCTTGTCGAACACCATCCCATCCCACACAAAAGGCTGGTACTTGCCGCAGTTTGGGCAAGGAATGTTCCATTCCTCTTGTGTGGAAGCGTTGAACTCGTCCAGGATACGGCTGCTGGCTTTGGTGGTCGGGGTGGAAACCAGCACCGTTTTGTGATCCCAGTAGGTGGTCTGGCGTTCCTCGGCCAGCATGATCGGGTCGCCCTCTTTGCCAGCACTGGCTTTGTAGGCGTCCACCTCGTCCGCCAGCAGCACCTTGATGGGTCGGCCACGGAGATCGGTCGGCGAGTTTGCGCCGATGATCGTCAGCTGTCCGCCGGGGAAATTTTTCTTGGTGATAGTGTTGCCGGAGTAGCGGCTTTTGTTGTCCACCAGCCCCCGGAGAATCGGCGTATCCCGGATCATGGTTGCCAGACGGTCTTTTGAAAAGCTCTCGCCCAGGTTCACGGTGGGCTGCACAATCATAATGGGAGCCGGGTAGTAACTCATGTAGAAGCCGACGGTGTTGAGAATCAGCCCCTCCGTTTTCCCGGCCTGGGCGCACATCATCGCCACCACCTTGCGGATATGGACATCGCCGATGGCGTCCATGATTTCCCTCTGAAAGGGGGCGTTGTCGGTGTTCCACTGGCCTTTTGCCGAAGACGCTTCGGCGGACAGGCGGCGGTATTTATCCGCCCACTGGCTCAGTGTCAGGTTCGGGGGCGGTTTCAGCGTTCCCAGGACCCGCTCGAACAGCTGCAGCGTCTGCGGTTCCATGTGAATCATCGCCATTGCCGCTGCCTCCCTTTTTGACGCACTGCCGGAACGGGCAGAACGCCGTGATCTCGTTCAGCCGGGTGCCCCATACACAGCCCCGGCATTTATTCTTCCCGCTCATCTTCGGCAGCCTCCCCTTCGGGTGTTTGCAGGGCAATATCGGGATCAGACAGTTCCACCAGTGCCTCTTGGATGGCCTTGCGCAGGATGTCGCTGGCATCTGCCGGGTCGGTCAGCTGGGCCATGGTGTCTGCATACTTGGTCGGGATGGCTTCCAGCCTGTCCTTGAAATTTGCAAAGGCGGTCTTCAAGCCGTTCTCGATGTCCTCCGTGCGGTGGAGGTTTCCCTTGGCTTCCTCCATCTTCATCTTCTCGATCTTGCCCCGGGTTTCCTCCCGGTCCGCCCGGGCAGCGGCCAACCGGGATTGGTCGTCCTTGGTGCCGCCGGTCTTGTAGGCGACGTACTGCCGCACCACTGTTTTCAGGTTGAAAATGCCCGGGCGTTCCTCGGTCAGCACTCCTTCATCCCGCAGTTCCCGCACCCGGCGTTCCGTCAGGTTCAGACAATCCGCGATTCCCTTAGTCGTGAACAAGGCCATCTCTGTCACCGTCCTCCGGCACTTCGCCCGTTGCTCTGATCCGCAGCAGCTCCAACCGCTGCTTTTCCAGTTCCATGCGGCGGTCGGCTTCCTCTGCCGCCCGCAGCGCACCGGCAACAGCAGCAATGCGCCCCTGGGTCTTGTACAAGGCATCCTGCAATTTCAGAATGCGGGCAAAGGGAGTATCACGGCTGTACATTCCCATGGTCTGCACCTTGCCGTCTTCCTTCTTGCCACCCTTCCCGGTCTTGCCCGGCACACGCATATCCAACACGCTGGACGTTATCAGCGTGTCCGGGTTCATGTCCTCGTATTCTTTGATCTTTTCCAGAATCTTCAATTCCCGTAGTTTGAGCAGTCCCATCTCGTGCTGCAGGGCTTCCACGCCGTTCCGGGGTGCCGTGTCAAAGGCATCCTGTTCCGCCGGGGTGAGCTTATCAAAGAAGATTCGGGAATAGGCACCGTCCTTCTCGGCGTTCAGGTTGCTCGCCGGTGCCCCGCCGCCGCTGTTGCCCACGGCATTCTGGTTTCCCGGCTGTCCGCCGGGTTTCCTGCCGGTGGGAGTATCCCACCCGTCTTTGGACTTCCACCGCCGGACGGTATCGTACTTGAGGTGCAGATCATCCGCCAGCTGCCGAAGATTGACTTCGCCGCCCTTTTCCTTCCGGGCCATGTACTCAGCGCGGGCGGACTCTCGCTCATCGCTTCGCCTTGCCATTTATGACCCCTCCGTTTTCGAGCAATAAAAAATGCCCTGCCAGACAAAAGCCTGACAGAGCATCTATGTGGTGCCGCCGGTCCTACGGCACACCCGGATATGATGAAAGCCCCTCGGTGCTGCCACCGTGGGGCTTCTTTCATAAATCCACTGTACCAATTATACCACTAAAAACGTCTCATAGTGTCTCATCTTTTGCCCCAAAAGGCCGTTTCGGGGCTTGCAAATGTAAACATTCTGTGAACTTCACCCCCGGCAAGATGATTCCACCCGATTTTGTTGACCTCAACAAGATCGCTGTCGGGATGTTTTGGCGGCACCGACAAATCATCAGCCGCTTACAAATTGTAAGCAGCCACCATTTTGTTGGCTCCACCAATATGGTATGCACCATCCCGGTGACGCCACCGCCATAGTGCCCAAATCCCTGAAATTTTTGACCCGCCCCCTTATTTTTCGGGCCGGAGGGGGGAAGCCCTTCAAAAAAATTGACACCTAGAAAACTTTTGGGGCTTCGGAACCCGCATTCGCCCCGCCCCCGGGGGGCAGTACCTTGCTCATCGGGGCGGCTGCGGTGCCGGAGAGGGCCGAGGCCGAGCCGGAGAAGGAAGGGGGCAGGGGGATAGATAAGGCGAGTTCTATCTCTCTAGGTCTAAGCCCTAAGCCTAAAGCCATATCCCGTTAGGTGGAGAATCTGACCCCTCTGGCGTTGGGCTGGCGTTGGGCTGGCGGCGGGGTGCTGACGGGCTGGCGGCTGGCGTTGTCGGTAGGTCTGGCAGGGGTGCGGGCAGCAGGGCGGCGGGGTCATCAGGGCGGCGGCGGGGTCCGGCTGGAAGGAGCAGGCCGGGCAGGTGATAGGGCGGGCGGTCCGCTGCTCATCGGGCAGGCCGACACCGCCCAAGCCGGGCAGATCGGGCAGGTCGTCACCGTGGGCGGCGCGGTCCTTCCCGGTGCTGATCGGGGCGGCGGCGGTGCTGATCGGGGCGGGCAGCGGGCAGAAGAAAAGCCAGGGCGGGCGGCGCAGGCCGTTCACTCTGGCTTTTTCGTTTCTGCTGCTGATCGAGGCGGGGCGGGTCCTTCCCGGTGCTGATCGGGGCCGGGGCCGTCTGGCACTGGTTCCGGCTGCACCTGATCCGCCCGCACGGGGCACCCGGCACGGGTCCCGCTGACACCGTTCCAGGGCGGCACAGTTTCGCCGCCGGATGATCCGGCAAAATGCCGCCGGGCGAAGGGGTCAGATTCTTCACTTAACGGCATATCGCCCCATCGGTAACGGTGAACTAGGTTCTATGCCGCCCTATTATCCCCCCTTAGCCCCCTTCTTCCCCGGATTCCGCCGGGGTGAATCCATCACGGGCCATTCTTTCGGCGCAAGCCTGCAAGATATAGGCCTGCACACTCTGTCCAGCCGCCGCCGCTGCTGCCCGGATTTCTCCGCCCCGATCTTTCGAGGGTCGAATCTGGATTGAATCGCATTTTGCAATATATCGGCTATTTGTGATTTTCTTTTTCTCCGAGATTGGCATTATATCACCTCTTTTCGCGCCTGCGTTTATTATATTATAGCAAATTCAGCGGCATTCCGCCATGCAAAAATCAACAAGCATTCCGTCATGTTTTTGTGCAAAACGCAGAAAGCATTCCGTCATGCTTGACAGTGGCATTCCGTCATGCTAAGATTAGGCCACAGCAAGCGAGCCGGACGACAAGCCGGAGCGGTTGCGAGTAAGCCGAAAGGAGAACCGACACATGAGCGCAAATTTTTTTAAGCTCCCCGAATCCGACAAGCGGAAAATCTGGGCCGCGCTTCTTGCCGAATGGCAAAAAAAGAAGCCCGCCACCCACTGAGCAGGTGACAGGCTTGCAAGATGAATTTCCGAACGTCCATCTTGTAAGCCAGTTTACCACAGATCGGGGGTGATAGTCAAGCGGATACCCCAGCAGGGCCGCACCGCTCAAAGCGGCCCCGCCCCACTACCCCGGCAGCCCGCCGGGGCAAACCTGAAAAGCAAAAGGAGATTTGAACCATGAGAATTTCAAAGAAGATCGCAACCGCCGCCGCTGCTCTGGCCATCGCCGCCGGGCTGCTGGCCCCCACCGCTTCCGCCGCCCACGCCGCCGGGATTGACCGCAACCCCGGCCCCCTGGGGCGGTATATCGCCCCGGCTGAGGTGCGCGGGCTGTACGCCTACGGCGACCGGGTGGAAGTCTGGTGCAGCGACCTGAAGGACGGCGACGACTGGTTTTTTCTGGTGGATGCCGAAACCGATCTGCGCATCTTCGACCGGGTCCAGCTGGTTGTGAACGCCAACGGCACCCCGGACGATTTCAGCGACGACACCGTGGAAGATGCCTTTTGGAGCTGCTGCTCCATCGACGATTGACCCCCGCCGGACACCTTAGCAGGGCCGCACCGTAAAGCGACCCCGCCCCACTACCCCGGCAGCCGCCGGGAGATCATCCCGAACACCAACCACGACACGAAAAGGAGCAAGTACCATGAAAGGCATGAGCAATAATCAGATCATCCAGAACGAGGCCGCAAAGCTGGCCCCCGCCACCCTGCACACCATCGCCACCGCACACCACACCCCGGAACAGATCGCCGCCATCGCTGCAAAGGCGATCACCATCGACGAGAACGGCAACGAGAAGCCCGCCAGCGTCGCCGACGTGGAAGCCGTTCTAGCTGCCGATGAACTGCACACCATCGCCAAGTGGAACAGCTTGAACAAGCGCATCCGCACCGGGGAAAAGAGCCTCATTACCTGCTATCTGTGGAAGTACACCACGAAGCCCAGCAAGGAACAGCGGGAAGCCGCCGAAGCTGAGGGCAAGGAATCCGCCCCCGCTCCGCACTTCTACCCCACGAAATCCTACCTGTTCAGCTGCCTGCAGGTTGAGGATGCCAAGGCCGCACCCGCTGCCCGCTTTGGCTCCGTCGCTGAGATCATGGCCTATAACAAGAAGCTGGCCGCAGAGCGCAAGGCCGCAAAGATCGACCTTGACAAGCTCTATACCCTCTACACGGCAGAGTACAGCCGCCTTTACAACAGCGACGACCCCGACGACGAAAAGGCAGAGCAGAACGCCGCCAAGGTCTTCGACGACAAGAGCCAGAACGACCCCGTTTTCCATGCCCTGGTTGATCGGATGATCCAGAAGATGGACGACTTTATCAGCAGTGACCGGGAAGCCGCCGCCTTTGTGCTGGCACTGGACAAGCTGAACGCCCCGGAACAGCCCGCACCCGCCCCGGCTCCTGCGCCCGTCGTCATTGAAGAACGCCACGAACTGCCGGAACTGGTCCACGTCGATCCGCTGCCCAAGAAGCCCGCCAAGCGCACCACCACGAAGCCCAAAAGCAACACCGCCGCCCTCAAGCAGACGGAACGCAAGGCAAAGGCTGCTTTCCTGGCCGTGCCCGAAACGGACCGCAAGGCGCAGGCCGAAGCCCTCAGCGCATGGCGCAAGGCACGAAAAGACGTTGCGGAAGCTGAGAACGCCCCCGCCGCCGATGTGCAGCAGCTTGATTTTGCAAGCCTTGCCGCCGGTCTGCTGGCATGACACGAAACCGCCCCGGATACTTTGGCAGGGCCGCACCGCAAAGCGACCCCGCCCCATCGCCCCGCCGGGGCTATCACGAAACACGAAAAGAGGTTTACCACCATGACAACGCCAAACGATGCCCTGGACTTCTACCCCACGCCGGACAATCTGGCATGGAAGATGGTCCACTCCCTGCGGGAAGGGAAATACAACACCCTGCCCGTGCCCATCCTGGAACCTTCCGCCGGGGATGGGGCACTTGCCCGGGCTGTCCACTCCGCCGCCAACATCTACCACGACGGCAAGACCGGGGAACTGGATCGCAGCAGCACGGAACGGGCAAAGAACTTCGAGCTTGACTGCATCGAGCTTTCCAGCGACTTCCGCGCCAAGCTCAAAAAGGACGGTTTCCGGGTGGTGCATGACAACTTCCTGACCTTCCGCCCCACCACGAAATATGCCGCAATCGTGATGAACCCGCCTTTTTCCGCCGGGGCCGCCCATCTTCTCAAGGCTCTGGACGTGATGAAGGACGGCGGCAAAATCCGCTGTCTGCTCAACGCCGAAACGATCCGCAACCCCTACACGAACGAGCGGAAAGCCCTGGCCGCAGAGCTTGAACGGCTGAACGCTCAAGTGGAATACATCCCGGACGCTTTCAAAAACGCCCGCCGGGCTGCCCGGGTCGAGGTTGCGCTTGTGTCGGTGGACATCCCCGAACGGGAGCCAGTAAGCCGCATCCGCCTTGATCTTCAACACGAAGCGGAAGACACCTTGAAAGAAAACCCCGAGCTTGCCGCGCTGGTATCGTCGGACCCCATCACGGCAGCCATTGAGCGGTACAACGCCGCGGCGGAAGGACTGCGCCGCATCTTCCAGGAGTACAACGGGATCAAATCCCTGTTTTCCTCTGCCGGCGGCACGAATCACGACCCGGTGCTTGCTTTCACGAAATCGTACAACGAAGCCGTGAAAGACCTGCGCGGGATGTACTGGAAACAGCTTTTCACCCTGCCGCAGCTGTTTGACGCCATGACCTACGAAATGCAGCAGGACTATCTAAAGCGGATCGACGAGCTTAAAAACTACGATTTCAGCTCCTACAACATCCTGACCGTGCGGGAAGAAATTTCACGAAACCTGCTTTCCAGCATCGACAACGAAATTATAAAGCTGTTTGACGACTGGACGCACCTGCATTGGAACCCCGAATACTCCAAGAACCTGCACTACTACAACGGATGGAGTACCAACGAAGCGTACAAAATCGGCAGCAAGGTCATTTTCTTCTGCAACGCCTTTGATACCTACAATGGCCGATTCTGCCCCCGGTGGAGCGTCGAAAGCAAGCTGGCGCAGGTCGAGCGGGTGCTTCACTTCTTGGACACCAACGGCAAGCCCTACAACGGCGACGAACTCCGCGCCGCCCTGAAAGCTGCCGAGGAAAGCGGCCAGACCCGCAACATCCAGCTTCACTATTTCAAGGTCACGTTTTACAAGAAGGGCACGGCACACATTGAGTTTACCAACACCGACGTGCTGAAATCCTTCAACCTGTACGCCGGGCAGAAAAAGGGCTGGCTGCCGCCCACCTACGGCAAAAAGAGCTATCACGATATGCCCGCCGCTGATCGGAAGGTGGTGGACAGTTTCGAGGGCGAGGAAAGCTACACCGACACCCTCACCCGGCACCTGATCCCCACGAAATCCACGTTTTTGCAGCTGAACGCATAACACGAAATCGGACACTCTGGCAGGGCAAGCACCGTAAAGCAGCCCCGCCCCACTACCCCGGCAGCCCGCCGGGAGTATCACGAAATCCAACCTCACGAAACATGAAAAGGAGCCGTCACGAAATGAAACTGAAAGAGACCCGCATTCTGGACGCTGAGGGCGCACGTTACGCCTGCATTGCCAATAACTACTGCACCCGGTGCGATTGTGAAGAATACGACCGCATCTTGAACGATGCAGCCGAGAGCAGCCGCAAGCCGGGCGGCATCACGGTGGACGATCTGGCCCGCATTGCCGAGGCCATCAAAGCCCGCAGCGAAACGGACGACGATGTGCCCGCCATCGCCTTTGCGCTGTCCCGCCGCACCGTCTCCCACTTCACCGAAGCCTGAGCCGCCGCCCAGCACGAAACACGAAAGGAAGGATTCGAGTATGAAAACCTATACCTGCCACAGCATTGCAGGATGGGACGTTTACACGGACGATGAAACCGGGCGCGTCCACCATCTCGTTGACCCGGATTCCAACGACCCGCGCACCCTGTATCCCTACATTCCCGCCGCCGGGGGTGGATGGGATAACGCCTGCGGCAGTCTGACGCTCTCCGCCCTGCGCAGCCGCATGGCACGAAACACCATCCGCTTTGCCTGATTTCTGCGCCCCGGCCACCCGCCGGGGATTTTGTGGGATTCCACACGAAATCTTTCTTGCGTTTTATTGCTTTTCTTTGCGTTTTGCCCTATCATGGTTGTAACGAAATCCAGTAACAAAAACCGACAAGGAGGTATTCTCATGTATACGATTCCTGCATTTGGCCCTTGGCCTGAACAGAACGCCGGACCCGACGAAGAAAAGCGGCTGAACAGTGCCCAGCAGAGCAAGACCAGCCCCACCAGCATTGACCGGGAACACGAAACCGGGGTTTTCTACGGCTCCGGCAAGCTGCCCTATCAGACCAGCCTTGCCGCCTGCACCTGCAACGATTTTGTGAAACGGAAAAAGCCCTGCAAGCACGTCTATCGCCTTGCTATGGAGCTTGGGATCATCCCTCTGGACTATAAGACGGGCAGGAGCAGCGGCGAACGGAACGAAGCGCAGATCAGCTTTGAGGACAGCATTGCCCTTGTGGAGCAGCTTTCCGAGGCTGCACAAAAGCACATCGAAAATATGCTGTACTACACCAGCGAGCGGGTAGACGACCGCCAGCGGGCTGTTACCTGCTATGATCTCGATCTCGCCGATGAACTGCGCACGTCGCCCCTGCTACACGAAAATCCTTACCCCCTGGCCGAACAGCTTTCTAAGCTCTCGAAACCAGCTTTGGTAATGATCTTGGATGCCATCCACCGCGATGACAAGCCCCGCCGCAACGCCGCCAAAGACAAACTTGCGGCATGGATCGCCGAAAACGTACCCATGCTGGCTTCCGAAATGCCACCGTGTGTTTCCTTCTCCTTCGTGGAGGTGTTCGACAAGGCCCAGCGGGACGTTTACAAGTATCTGCGCCGCAAGTATGAGATGGAAACAGACTGGTGCACCGGGCTTGAATATCCCGCCGGAGCAGGTCTTCCCAACGAAAATGAACTTGTATTTTACTTCCCGGAAGATCGTGTCACTGCCGCCCTCACGAAATACGGGCACAACCGCTGCTTGCACGGGTACATCCCCACGAAATCGAATCGCTGATTTTGTACACGAAATTCACTTTTTTGTGATTGAATTGAACTTTTTCGTTATCAAAACTTCAACTCATTTACGAAAACCGCACGAAATGGAGCATTTTCATGGATGAAACCGAATTTTTTGCCCCGTGGCGGCTGGTTGCCGCCTTTGCAGACGGTTCCCGCCTGACCTTCGACGGATTGACCGAAGAACAGGCCAAGGACGCAATGGAGGCCGCCCAGGAAGAGCACGGCGATATTGGCTACTGGAACCGGGTCACGGATCAGAACTACGAGGATGGCAGATACTACAAGCTGATTCCCGAGCCGCCCGCCGTGCATATCGTGGACTTCACCGGGTACGATGGGCCGCTTGACGAAAACGGTTTCCCTGTCGGGCTGCCGGATGAAATCGCCCGGTACGCCAAAGAGCAGGGAGCCGCCCCGGATGCCCCGCAGATCATCCTCAAGCGCAATGCGCCGCCTGATCCTGAGAATCCGAACGAAAAGTAATCACGAAATCAAAAAAGCCCGCCGGGTCCATGACCTGACGGGCTTATGGTGTTGAAAGGATTCTGTTATGCAAGATTACATAGAGATGCCAAACGTTGTAACCCCCTTCAAAGTTGGAGGCTTCACGCTTTATGTTTATGCCTACCGCCGACTTTCGCCGCGCGAGGGCGTAGAAATGGTTCGTCAGTACCTCATGCAGAAGAAATTGCGAAAGCTCCCAAAATCAGGCTCTGGCAAACTTATAACCGTGATTGGTTTTGACGAAACGAACGTATAATTCTTTCGCAAAACCACTCTGCATCTGCTTCTGAATGCAGTACAATGCAGCCTTTGCTTCCGGGCCATACCTCAACGCCGCCATCCTCGCGGCTACTTATGGACCACAAAATTTTGTTTTTCATCTCCCGGTATTCCGCCGGGGGATTTTTCATTATTTTCTCGACTTCTTCATCGCTGATTTCATACTCTGCGCCGATTTCCGGCAAGTTTTCATCGGTCAGTTCAATTTTGATTCCCATTTTTCAAGGCCTCCGTAACCCTCAGCACATCTTTTGCGAAACGCAGCATTTTCGCAAGATCTTCTGCGTTCTTGAAGCGAACCACGTTGCCCGCATTTGAGATTAGTTCAACGCCACCATCCGGTGCCATCCTCACGAACCGGCACAGTTCGCCCTCTTCCCGTGCGGCCTGCCGCTCTTTGGTTTCTTCGATAAAGCAGGTTCTGAGCGCGTTCTCTGCGTCACAGTATACACTCCTGTCACTCCGCACCAGCCTATACATTCTTCCGGGCAGCACCCGAACCTTGTTTTTATGCTTCTTTCCCATAACTTTGTCCTCCTTTTCACAAAACCCGGTAGGCCAACTGCCCGCCGGGTTATTTCTATGCCTGTTTTCAGATTTTCGGGGTATTCGTGTTTGTTTTTCTGCGCCGGGTGGACACAATTTGCGGAAGCGCATTTGCGTGAGGCCCCGACGGTCGATCTTCCCTATAGGAGAATATCGCCCTCAAGCCACGCATCTGCCCTGGGCAGGGTCTCGCGCACGTTATACGCGCGTGATAATAAGGCGGGGCACTCAGGCAGCCGTTCCGCGCCTCGGCCAAAGGCCAGCAAAGCGACGTTCCGAAGCCGTTTCAAATGCTGGATGCTGTACCCTGCATCGACCTGCACTTCTGCCCATTTTTTGTGGCCGATGTAGTATTCTGTCAGGATCAGATTGTGGACACTGTCCAGGCGGTCAATTTGTCCCCGGATCAAAGCCTCGTCGGACTTCAAAAGAGCCTGCTGACGTTCCAGACTGCGTAGCCTGTCGCCAATGCCCAGATCATCCATCTTGCAGGCCATCGCCGCGGTGCTGTCCCCAGGCCGCCCTCCGCCGGGCATACCGTCCATGTTGATGCCTTTCAGGGTGTCCACTTCGTCGTCCAGAGCGGCACACTGGCGGCGGATGATCGAAAGCCGACGTGGAATGTCTGCGCAGTATTTCAGAATTGTTTCCGCCTCGTGTGTCTTCATGCTCTGCCTCCCGAAAAATCAAAATTCAGTGCCAAAGATGGGGCCTTGCCCGTTTACCCGCTCAACCATGGCCCCCACGCCGTAGATGTCCTCCACCACACGGCGCAGCTTCTCGTAAGCCACCATCTCGCCATCTTCGGACCACCCAAGGAACTGCTCGAAGTTTGAGCAGGTCTCCTGCATGACAGCGGCAATCTGCTCCACGGTATAGCTCATGTCGTGCAGGGCTTCCACGCAATACCGGGCCACCATGTCGGCAGCATCCCGGCGTTCGGCAAGGATTTCCCGCTCATTGGCCGTCTTGCCCAGCTTGCCCGCCGGGAGCAGGAAAGTTTCCACCATCAGCGGCGTGGTGCGGCCTTCCAGTGCAATGCGGGCTTTCCGTGCCCCCCGTTTGTCCCGGTCAAGGGTGTACCGTTCCGCTGCATTGTTCATCTTGACGGTCAGGACAGCGGCGTTTCCTGCGTCGAAGTTCAGAATATCGCGCGCCGCTGCTACAAAGCAGTAGGACACGACCTGCCCAATAGCTTCCCGGTTCAGCGATGCCGCCGTTTTGGTTTTGCCCAGGTTGATTTGCCGATTCACGGCGTTCTGGATGCTCTGTCGGTAGTACGAGGGCACCCTTGCTCTGCTTTTGCCCATGATGATTCCTTTCCCGCCTGGTCTGCCAGGCGTTTCCATTCTTTGATCTCGTTTTTCGTGTCCGGGGTGATGATTTCCCGGAACACATAGCCCCGCGGCTCTGCAATCAGGTCAACAAACAGCCTGCGACGGTAGATGTAATCCCTCTGCGCCCGCCGGGTGAATTTTGACTTAATTTCCACCACTTCCACCGTTCCGTCGGCATATTCCAGCACATAATCCGCCGTATATCTTGCCGCCGGGAGATGAACAGCGCAGAAATCCTTTGCGGGCAGCAAAGGAAAGGCAACGTGCGGCGTTGCCTTGATGATCCTGCCGGACTGGATGCCCGGCAGCACTGTGCCAATGTAAAAATCATACTCACCCTTGCTCTCGAAGGCTTTCCCGATCTCCCCGGCAGCCTTGGCCGCTGCTTCCAGCGATACCACCCCTGCCGGGGCTTTCCGTGCGCATCGGGCGGCTATTTGCTTCTCCGCCTGGGCGCGATACCGGGGCGGCAGGTCTTCCAGTTCCATTCTTGCGCTCAAGGCTGGTTCCTCCTGTTCTTGTTCTTCGGTGGTTCCTTGCGGTATAGGCTCACGATCAGGTGACGGGTTGAATTGCCCGTGATGATGACTTCGCACCGATGCAGGGTATACCCCGGGTACATCTGTTCCCAATACGCCCGGTCTTCCAGACAGTTCTCGCACACGTCCTTGAGCTTTGATCGGCTCATTTTGTTGTCGTTCGGTCTGGGCATTTTGGGCGGCTGTAGACCGTGGCTCTGCCGCCAGTGCCGTTTGCAACGGCGGTTCTTCACGATATACCGGGCAAGGCTCTCCACACTGTTGTGGTCGAAGTGCAGCGGCTCACATCGAGCCATACCCCGACCATTCCACGCCTGTTCCACCATTTCCCGGGTCAGCCCCGCCGGGTGCGTCATAATGACATGGTGATGGTGCCGTCCCAACACTTCACCTGTCACCGGGTCCACGGTGCAATACTCCGTCACCACGACCCACTTTGGACGCTGGATACCCTGTTTATCGCAAAGGCGGTACAGCTTCTTGATCGCATTGGAGAAATCCCGGTCAGCCCGGGCAAGGTCATTTGGGGCAGGGTGATGATCGTCGTCGTAGGTGTATGTAACCGAGAAATCACCGGGCCGGAAGTTCGTATTTACCAGCAGAACCAGGTAGCGGCCAGATTTGCGGAGGTTGTAGGCTTCCTTCGCCAGACTGGTGGCGAGTTCTTTCTTCCGCCGGGTGCTGGCCTTATGCTCTTTCTCGGAAACCTCGAAAAACTCCGCCTGCATGGTGGGCGCAGTGGCATAATCTTTGCCGCAGATGTATTTCTGTTCTCTGACATAAAATCCGCCGCTCATACCCACTACGTCCTCCTTTCCGTGAACATCCTTTTGCTGAATAAAGGCAAAACCGCCAGCTGCCCGGGAACTTCTATGCTTGCCCCCGCCCCCGCTCTGGCAAGCTCTGCTGTCCGTTACGCCCTACTGCCGCGGGGAGACAATACAGGGGGTTCCCCCTGTACCCCCGTCACGGGAACGGCTTGCATAGGTCTTGACTAAATCTTGCTTAGACCTTGGTTAGATTACAAGCTAATTTTCAATCTAACCTCAAGCTACGTTCTCCGCTGGTTCTTAGTTTATCCTCAGTATACAAGCCCCTTGCCGCCTCGTCAGGGCGGCAATTTTACGACGGGCTTGCTTATTCTCTGGAAACGACTTCAAACTGTAGTCATTTCAAAACGAAGCTGTTGAGATAGGGCAGCACCTCGCCGCCGCAGCTGGACACGATCAGATTGAAGTCCTTTTGGAAGACGTGAAAGTAAAGAGCGTTGCTCACGTCCTTCGATCCTTCGGTGCGCTGCTCCTGAATCATCCGGGTTGCCTGGTTCCGGGACAGCCCCATGCCCATCAGGAGCTTTTTCATTCTCTTGGTTGTCATTTCAGTTTACCTCGTAGTCTTCAATGCCGTTTTCGTCCGTCCGCTTTTCCCAGTGTTCGCAGCTGTCCTCAACGTCGGTGACATCGGTGCAGTTCAGCGACAGACCATTGAAGCAGACCCAGGTATATCTTTCGTGCCATCGGCAGGTGCAGCAGGTCTTTTCAAATTCTATCTCACTCATAGCGGCACCTCAAATCTGTCGAATGTCGCACGGGCAGCCTCATCGCTAATCTCCATTTTACTGTGCTTTTTCTCAGGCAACGGCAACGGCAAATCTTCCGGCTTTACGCCTGCATTTTTCATCTTCGCTCCGCACTCACCGCAGTATTTAACTGCCACACAGTTGATGAAATGGCATTTCTTGCAACGGAAATGCTCACAGGTACACCGTCCTGGATTCAATTCCCATTCCGATTCCAGCGGCTGTGTATCGAGAAGGAAGTTTTTTGCCGTTTTCCTACCCGGCTCTGCGATCATCACCCGTGTTATCTTCTTGATGTTTGCTCTGGATATGAGGATTTCCAGTGTTCCGTCACTGTCCAGATTGAATAATGCCGTACTCATTTCAGTACCTCCCACACACTGCACACTTGCCATCACAGACAGACTTTCCCTCTGTGGGTGCCTCGTACAACTGCACCATCGGCTGCGGCTGATCCGAACGGTTGAGCGGCTTGTCATACTGAACCGTGTAGTCGCCCTTCGGGTTATCGTGCCATGCCAGAGCGTGACGGATTGCAAGCCAGACCTGTTCTGCCCGGTACGGGATTCTCATGCAGTAATCAAGCGGGGCGGAAAGAACATATCTTTTGTACAGCTTGTCCACTTCTTCCTGCATGATGTTCCGGCGGTCGATCGAGATGTGGAAAATTTCATCGTGCTCTTCTTTGCTGGTAAACGAATCGTTTTCCAGAGCAGCGTAGAACTTTGCCATGCAGAGTTCGTCTGTCAGGTCTTCAAACTGACCCATGTGCAGACGAAGGTACATCTCGCAGGCTTTTGCTACCGCCTCGGCCACCGGGCGGCTCATGGTTATGGTGACTTTCTCGATCTCTGCCGGCGCGTTCTTTTTCTCGCCCATGACATTACCCCCACAGCTTGACAGCCGGTGCGCCATAGCCATCGCGTACAATAATGCCATCTTTTTCCGTAACAAACATCGTTGTCTTGAACGGGAAGTTTGCGGCACTGATGCCCGCTTCATTGGCAGCATCGATCAGCATCCCGCACGGACCGTAATCGCTCATAATGGAGAAGTGGTTGAACCTCCCACTTTCCGCGTATTCCGTCATGCGTTTTGCCAAGGCTTTTTTGAACGTATCCGCTTGATCCGATGTTATGTTCTGTCGCCCCATGTCAGCAAGGAGACACGCAGTAATGGAAGTGAAGCTGTCATCTCCATTGCTGTGCGGCCGATCTTCGAGTATTCTTTCCGCCCACCAGTTGGCGGCTTTCTCGATTGCCTCTTTTGCCAAAATCATTCCGCCTCTTTATCCTCCGTCTTGCACAGCCTCGCTGTTTCCCGTGCCATGTTCACCATCTTCTGCAGCGTTTCCAGCAAATTGCCGGACAGATTGATGGGCAGAAGTGCTGCCCGCACGATCATGCCGTCCCGGATAACGTAGTACCGGGAACCACTCGTCGTATGCCGCAAGCAGTAATTGATATAGTCACTTTTCTTGATCTCGTCCATCACGGGAACCAGCCTGCTTGCGGCGATGAAGTCAATGGCCTTTTCGTCCGGGTCTGTCAGCCCCATAAGAAGTGCCCCGCCGATATTCAAGTTGATATAGCTGGTTTTGCACTCAACCTCATTCTGAACAGCATCTTCGAGGTTCAGACCGCAGACATCCGTAATGGTGTTGCAGTCGTATGCGGTGTATATCACATCTTCCCATTTCTTTTTCTCGATCCCGAGCATCGTCATAACCTCTGCTTCGCTCCACGGCTTAGGAAACCCTTCCAGCGAGTAGATTTCAGAATTTGTGCCGATGTAGAACTTCGTTTCAACATCATCCGGGCCATGCACCCTGTACAGGCGGCAGGAGCCACGGTCTTTAATTACTTTGGCAATCGCTGCAATTTTCATGTGTGTACCTCTCCAATGGCCTGAACTTCAAACCACTCAAATTCTATGTAGTGTTCTGCAGCCTGCTTCTTCGCCTTGCAAACAGCTTCTTCCGCAGATTCTGCCGTGACCCGGTATATCAACCAGCACGGCAAGCCACGGCCATAGCCTTTCAAGACCACTTCATACGTTTTCATCCCGGCCAGCCTCATGCGAACAGATACAGCCAGCAGAGTTTAGCCAGCGCAGCGGGTGCCAGCAGCAGAACCGCCGCCCAAATTGCCGCGGCCAGCAGAAGCAGAACCGTACCGAGAGTTTTAACCAGTCCATCCATGATTTTTACCTCAACCTTCCTGCTCGTCTTCATCGTTCCGCACCTGACAGGCAGGTGCGGATATGGGATTCTTGATCTTGGCGACGGGGCGGACACCAGCCTCAAGCGAGGCGTTGTCGGAGTTACAAGACCCGTTGTCGTCCGCGTAGGCGAAAAAGGCTGCCGAGTTTTGCACCCGATTCTGGAGCCAGTACCATTCCCATCCGCCGTTCAAGCCCTGTGAAGCAATGCGATTCTTCCTCTGCTTCATCGGCTTCCACTGGCTCACGCTTTCAGGTTCATCCTCGCCGCACGGGTTCGAGCCGAAGATTTCCTTCTCCGTCGGCAGGCGCAGCAGGTCGCCGTTTTCAAAAGGTAGCAGCAGCTTTCTGATCTTCTGCGGGAAGCGGTCGAGGATTTCACCGTTCAGCTTCTTCCGCAGGTCAGAAGCATCCCAGCCGCCCGCATTGGTGTTCTGCGGATTCATGCTGTACTCTTTTGCCAGGCAGTCCGCAAAGCAGAAGATCATGCCGTCCTTTTCCTCCTTGACGGCCAGCATCTCTACCTTTTCGCCATCGGACAGCTTAAAGCGGATGATGTCGCCCACCCGGAACAAGTTGACTTTGATTTTCTCGGTTCTTCTTACTTTCATGTGATTTTCGTCCTTTCAGTTCGTTTCTTTGATTATCCAAACACGGTGTTCGCCGTATCCGTCCCAGTTCAATGCGTCTTCATGGCTGCCAGAAACGGCAATATCCAGGTGGCTGCCCTGCACCCCTGCACCCTTGTCCTGCACAATGCGGATTCCAACATCTTCGATGTAGACCACCGTGCCATAAGGGAGAAGCGTCTGGTCTGCCGCCACAGTTACATCCGCTTGGATCGGCTGCCCGCTGGCGGTGATCCCCGTGCCCGTGCCGCAGATGTGCTGGTATTTCTCGGTGCAGTATGCGGTACACTCGAAAGCCCCTGCATACTCGACAACCAACTTTTTATCCAGCGTACCCCTAATTTTCAACTCGTCCGCCAGATCGTCTGCATACTGGGCGATAACTCCGGCGGTTTCTTCCCAGTCCTCCGCGCGGGATTTGTAAATATCCCGCTGGATTTCCAGGTCGTCGATCCGGCTGTTTGCCAGTCCAACGGCAACGCTGCTGGCAGCTGCCGCGCAAATCGCAACAGATACAGCCAGCTTCGACAGGGTATCAGGTCTCATTTCCTTCATCCTCCGATTTTTGGAACACAACAGGCGGGTGCCCGTGTGTTTGTGCGCGGAGCGTTCCTGTTACATTTACAGAAACATCCATGTTTTTCCCGCCTTGGTCGTTTAGCACCAGAGATTCCATCAGTCTTTGATTCTGTACAACAGCCGTTTTGTTTCCACCCGCCCCGGTCATCAGTGTCGGGCTGCATTCTTCTGAATAGCCGATTCCGCCAGAATTTCCAAGGTCAAACCCGGCAGCACGTTGGATCAGGCTTTGGTCTTGGCGTGTCGCCAGCGTCGCGGAAAGCTCCGTCTGCACCAGCGGACCTTTGCCGCCACCCTCACAGCCTTGCCGGATTTTCAGGGTGTAGGCTCGTTCTGCCCCCCCCCCTCGGAGCTTTCCTGCTTCCACCATGCGATCATGCCATGAATAGCAGTCAGGAGCAAGGCAGGCAACGGTCTGCCCCCCCTCCTGGAGGCACGGTCTAAAATGCCATTCAGTGCCGCCACGCTCAAAAGCGACCATCGTGGCGGCTTCTCCACGAGTATCGCAGACAGCATATATTCTTCGGCGACGGTGGGGGATTCCCCAATATTGAGCGTTGACAATTCGATAGGCAACAGCTCCGTAGGACACAGCCTTTGCCCATTTTCCATGCTGGCGAATAGGCTTATCTGTTCCACCTCCGGCAAAATCTCGGAGGTGCAAAAGCTCGTTGAGAACAATTTCAAAATCCTTTCCGCCATGCGACGACAGCGCACCCGGCACATTTTCCCAAATGACAAAGCGCGGATACCTTCCGCCTGTGGCAGACAGCATTTCCCGGATGACCCGGATTGCTTCATAGAACAGGCAGCTTCGGTCGCCGCCCAGTCCTTTGCGCTTTCCCGCAATGCTCAGGTCTTGGCAAGGAGAGCCGAAAGTGATGATGTCCACCGGCTCGATCTGACCGCCTTTGATGTCCGTTATGCTGCCGAGGTGTTGCATCTCCGGCAGGTGTGTTTTGGTAACGGCAATAGGGTAAGGCTCCACTTCGCTTGCCCATACAGCCCGCCCGCCGCACATCACAGCACACAGTGGCATGGTCCCGCTTCCATCGAACAGGCTGCCCAGCTTTACCTCCGCCGCAGGCTTCCCCAATTCCCGGAAAGCATTTTGGACGAAGAACA